GAAGAATCTGTTGCAATATTTGAAAAGAACTTTTTAAATGGTGGAAGATTTAGTAAAGTTGCTGATGAATTAGCAGGCACACTAGCAGGTAGTGCGTCTATGGTTCAAGATTTTTACTTTCAAATTAATGCTGCAGCTGCAAAACCATTGTTTGATGGCTTAACTAAACAACTTAATGATTTAGTTGGTGACTTTAAAAAGAATGATACTAAATTAAAAGAACTAGGTGTACAAATAGGTCAATCACTTGCAACAGGGTTTAAAAACTTAGGTAAATTTATAAAATTTGTTGTTGCTAATTTTGATAAACTTGTAATAGGTATTAAATTATTTTTAGCTTTAAAGATTTTTGGTTTTGTAAATAATGTAGGTATGGCATTTCTGCTTTGGGCAAGAAGAATAAAAACAGTAAGACGTGCATTTATTGCTTTAAACTTAACTATGAAAGCCAATCCAATGGGCGTTGTATTAATAGCTGCAGAAGCTCTTTATTTAGCGTTTATAATTTTTGAAGAACAGCTTACAAAACTGGCTAGAGGACCAATGTTACTTTTTAATAAAGGTTTAGTGAATATGCAAATAGGCTTTTTAAAATTTAAAAACTCTTTAAACATAGGTGAGAAAGATATTAACCTTGCTGGTATAGAAGTGTTACGAGATGAAATTTACAAGCTTCAACGTGACTTTGATAAACTTCAAGACCCAGAAATTTCTCCAGACATTGTAAATGCAGATCTATTGGCTTATGAAAAAGAAGCTGCTGAAAAAGCACAAGAGCTTGCTAGTCAAGAACTAAAGGCTGCAGTTGAAGCCGCAAAAATATTAAAAGATAAAAATAAAGCTGAAATTGATGCAGCTGCATTTGGGAAAGAGTGGCTTAAAATGGAAGCAGATATAAGACTAGAGGGTATAAAAAAATACAGAGACCAATTATCTGCAGTTGGTATTGAATCTCAAGCTATTGCAGGTACAATTGGTAATACTTGGGTAACTGGATTAAGAGAGGGTAATTCAATACTACAAATGACTAAAGACAGTTTTAAAAATGTACTTCAAATGGTAGCTGAAACTATGCTTAAAAAATCTATTGAGTACGGCGTAGAATTATTATTTGTAACTTTACTTGGTAAAAAAGTAGATAAAGAAAAACAAATTACTGCCGAGAAAGGGAAACAACTTAAGCTTTCAACAGCCTCAGCAGCGTCTAATTTTTTTGGTGGTGGAAGTTCAGGAAGTGGCAGTGGCAGTGGGAGTGGTGGTGCAAGTAAAATGGGGGCTATATTTTCTATAGGTAAAACTTTATTAGGGTTTGCTGATGGTGGTATTGTGCCTGGTGGTGCTCCATATACTGATAGAGTTCCTGCTATGCTAACGCCTGGTGAAGTTGTTATACCTAGAAATAAGGTTGGTCAAGAATCAGGTAATACAAATATAACTAATATAAATATAAGTGGTAACGTAGATCAAAGATCAATTGATCAAATTAAAGGTGTGATTTCACAATCATCAGCTGAGGTTGGTGGTGCTAACAGAGCTTTTGGAAGAAATACTGCGGGATTAAGAGGTAGAGGTTAATATGACAACAAGTTCAATTTTTAAATATGCTAATAACATTTCAGTTAGTAGAGATAGCAATAGTGCTAGATCTATTACAACTGGTGGATACGCAAGAACACAAAGGCTAGGACCAACTGTTATATCAATAAAAGCAGATCTACCTTTGTTAAGTGAAGAGCAACACGGCGAAGTTCAGCAAGAATTAATGTCTATTGATGATGGTATGCATTTTTTAAATGTAAATGTTAGTGCCAATAATGGTAATAATATTATGCAAAAAACTGCTATACCTATGGCAGCTGGAGAGACAGAAATTAAAATAATAATGGATAAATACATTACTTATAGAGAAATAGTTTTATGTAATTTAGCTTCTAATATATCTAAAATATTTAAAGTAGGTGATTTTCTTCAATTTAATAATCATGCTAAGGTATACCAAATAAGTAAACCTGCTGGTGAAACTGGAGTATACTTTAATTCAACAAACTCTGGTAAAGTTAGAGTTAGATTATCGTCACAGTTTGCTTCTGGGGTAGGTGCAAGTAATAGCCTTTCTTCAGGTATAACACAAAAATATCAATTTGTTAATGGTACATCTGATCTAAGTTCTTCAGTAAAATATACATATAATTATAATACAACTGGAAGTTCTCAAACTGGTGTTATTGAATTTAGAGATGAAGAAGGTGATCCTTGGTTATATGCAGACGGACAAGCAGCTATTTATTATGTTAGATCAAACTATTATTCTCCTAATAATGTAGCAGCCCAGCTTAATATTGGCGCTACTGGGACTTATACTGCTTTAAGCACTGCTCAAGATGCTATGAATACTAAAGTAAAAGAAATATTAATTTCAGCACAACGTATAGGATCAAATAGTTCTGGTGGTGAAATTCAATTTAATTTTAACCAAAATGGCATTAGAGCAGCATGGATAATACCAATGGAAACTGAATCTACTTTTGAATTTGTTAATGAAACTGTAGTATCTACTATTACTAACCCTGCAGTTGAAGGTAAAATTAAATTTAAAAATTCTGATAATACTTATGCTAAATTTAGAGATGGTACTGATGCTGAAATAATTATACCTAAAGAATATCAAACAGCACAAGATATATATAATTATTTAAGAGCTAGTATTGTATACACTAACTCCCCACATAAAATTGTAGCTGAAAATATTGTAACTGCAATTGGTGGTGGTAGTTTTTCTGAGTATTTTGGTGAAACAAATGTAGATCATTCAGGAGGAATGACAATTACGTATGGTGTGTTTGTGGGTGTGTTAACCCCTGAGTATACACCTACAGCATCGATTGCTACAGCGTATAATCCACATACGCCAACAGGTGACATCCCATATTCTGTAGTAAGCACTGGAGTTATTACAATACTTAATGCTACTCAAACTTATAATGTTGGTGAGTTTATATCGCCTGTGGGTAATGCTGCTACAGTTGATTTTTATACTAAGAAAATTACTGGGGTTAATATTAATGGTCCTTATACTGAATTAACTACAGAAACAAATAAAGAAGGTGCTCATTTAACAATGAATAACTTTTCTGCTGCGGATCCTTTAAGACCTGCAAGCACATGGACTAATGTTTCTGGTACAAGTACAGGATCTGGTGATGTTGGTACATTTAATATTGTTACTGATGGTACTGGTGCTATTACAAGTGTGACTGTTACTGATGTTGGTGATAATCATGACCACGTTATTGGAGACACAATTACTATTCTTGATAGCCAATTAGGCGGTGGCGGTGCTGCTGACTTTACAATGGATGTTGAAACAATAGCTACTAATGTTGGCTCAGGCGCAGGCAATGGAAGTAGCGGTTGGTCAAGCTCATTAACTTATAGTATTATTAAACATCTTAATACTGCAAGTTCATCTAGTACTGGGTTACTAACAGACCTTGGTGTAACTCATACTGGTACTTTATATACAAGTTTGATAGGAGTACTTATGGGGCCAGATGTTAATATGAAATTAATGTTAACAAGTAATCCAAGTGTTACAATTGTACCATTAAATGAAACAGAAAATTTATATAAATTTGATACGTTTAGTTTTAAGGAGGTTTTATAATGGCTAGAAATATTCCAGCAGGTGAAGAAAGATTGCAAGAAACAGGGGGTTATCCTGTTCAATTAATAAAAATACAACCTGATTCCGATGAAGCTAATTCTTTAAGATTAAATACGTCTGAAAAAATGGTAGAATATACGTCAGGTACATTATGGTATCCTTCTGCAGGAGTATTAGAAATGACCTCAGTAGAAGAAACTAAAGATGTTAAAACTAATCAAATTACTATCGGTTTAAATGGTTTACCTGAAGTAGCATTATCTGTATTAAAAACATACAATGGTATTGGAGGCATAGTTGAGATATACCAAGGATGGATGCTGGATGAAGAAGAAAAAAATAGTAATGTTTATTATCATGTAAATGTTGAAAATGTTTATTTAAAATGGAAAGGTGTTATTTATTCTCATTCGGTTGATCAAGAAAATCAACAGTTTGGTAAAGTAAAAGTAACTTTAGAATGTAAAAATATACTTGGAACTATCATTGGTGGTAGACATGGTAGGTTTACTTCTGATAGTTCATTTAAACACACAACTAATGGTGATAGGTCCATGGAATTTGTGGCTGCTATGGCTACCTTTAATCCTAAATTTGGACAAGATTAAATAATAAAGGATATATAATATGAATATAAGAATGGCGAATAAGAATGATACCCAAGATGGTATAAAAGAAATAATAAAAGCAGTTAAAGAATTTCCTGATATGTCAATAAAAGGTTTAATTGTAACAGATGAATACTACGAAACTTTAATTAATTTATGCTTTGATAAAGGAGTAATTATTGTTGCTGAAGAGGATAACAAAATTATTGGGTGCATAATAAGTTTATTAAATGCTAATATTTGGACTGCAATGAATGAACTGGTAACTATTGTTACTTGGGTTCATAAAGATAAAAGAAATAGTTCAGCATTTTATAGGATGCATAAATTATACAAAGAAGAATACACAAAATTAAAACAACAAAACAAAATTGACAGAGTTCTTATGGCTTGTCTACCTGGTAAAACAAATATTAAATTTGAAAAGTTAGGTTACAAACTTATTGAAAGAACTTATGAATGGAGATAAATTATGGCAGTAGCCGCACCGATCATTGCAGCAGCAATAGCGCCGGGTATTCAAGGAATGCTTATTAGGTTTGCGTTATCACTTGCAGTATCATATCTAACACAAAAGCTATTTGCACCTGATATGCCTGGGCAAGATAGCAATTCAGGCTCATCTAAAGATCCTGGAGTTAAGCAAAGAATACCCTCGGATCCTTCAAATAAATTACCTGTTATATATGGTGAAGATAAAATTCATGGATCTATTGTATTTGCTGACATAAGCTCAGATAATAAAACAATGGCTTTTATAATTGCTTTATGTGAAGGTCCTGTTTATGAAATAGGTACACTAAGCTGGGATGATTATGATTTAACAGTTGATGCTACTACTCATAAAGTAGTTAATGCTACTCATGCAGATGGCGGAACAGATGGTTGGCTAAATGGTAATCTTAAAGTTATAAAGTATCCTTATGGTGGCAGATGCACACAAATGGAAACCTTTAGTAGCAAGTGGGCAAGTAATGGGCAAAATAGAAGTATGCCCGATGTTGCTTATGCTTATCTTGAATTAAATTATGATAGAGCAAATCAAGTAACTGGTTTAACTAGTAAATTAGGTTTTCAAATTAAAGGCAAATTAGTTAGACAAATAAATACTAGTTCTTCAGTAGCTGCATTAGAGGGCTTAAAACCAGTAGGACAAACTGGATACGCAGTAGTTAACCCTGCTGCTTTCGATGACAATCTTTACTTTTCTGATTTTAGTGGTAATCAAATTCACTACTGGGTTAATAATTACAATGGTGGTTTTACTACTGCATTTAATAAAGGGGATACAAAATTTGCTACTAATGGCACTATTGAAATAATAGATCTTGGGCCTGCCTCAGACCCTAGCGCACCCGCAGATTTAAATGCTTATAAAAGTGGAACAGCAGCAGTAGGTGCAGGAACCGGTGCTATGGTGGCATTTGATTATGTAGAGTTAGGTGAACAACATGTTTATAGTCATACTGCAAATGTTTCAAGCCCACATATAGAAGTAGGTGACCCTTATACAGATGGCAATGGTATTTATCATGCTGATAGTGGCAAAAGAAAAATTAACGGACTTAGAATAACATCTTGGGGTAATAATTATACATCATCAGTAAACATGAATACCCCTGGCAATGATGAAACAAGAGTTTGGATTAAGTACACATGGTTTGATGTAACTACCCAAACTACAGAAGTAGATTATTGGGTTCTAACTACTTGGCAAATAAGAGGGCCACAAAATGCTACTTTTTCAAAAACTGAAGCAGATTATTCTATAGAATTAAAAGAAAAACTTAATCATAGTGTTCTTTGTGGAGGTGGTAACTTTAGCGAGAATTCATGGCCAATGAATAGTTATGGTGCTCGAAGGCCTTTTGCAAACCCATACTTAGATACTTACAATCCTGATAAAACATATTATTACGGTAATGGTGACGCAATAACTTTTCCTTATGCCTCTCACCAGCAATACTTTACTGCTCCAGTACCTGGAATTGTATTACAAATGGAAAAAGGTATTTATTCTAGTAACCCAGCCGAATGTTTAGTTGATTATTTAACTAATAAAATATATGGTTGTGGTTTATCAATTATAGATAGCGATTTAGAACTACAATCATTTGGAGATCATAAAGATTTTTGTGATGAAGTGGTAACGCATAATGACCCTGATGGTAATTCAGTTACAAGTAAAAGATATGAATGTAACGGTTACGCTAACACAAATGATACTAAAGATTTAACTATCTCAGATATAACAATGAACTCTCAATCTATATTTGGTTATACTTTAGGTAAATTTCAAATGATATCAGATACAGTTAAAAGCACTACTAATGCAAGAGGTCAAAATGATTATGACTTTGATAAACAAAGTACTTATGGTGATATTACAGTTATTAATGATGGCTTTAATTCTACGTTAAATGAATTAAATTTACAATTTAAATCTAAATTAAATAAATTTCAAGATGATCAAGTATTTTTAGAATATTCTAATAAGTATTTTAATGAGCCTGTATTATCTAAAGATCTTACTTTTAAATTTATTAACTCTAGTGTTCAAGCGCAAAGGCTTGGTACTGTATTAATGAATAAATCTAGAAATAATAAAATTGTATCATTTAAAACAGATTCAAGAGCAAGACATTTACAAGTTAATGATGTAGTTAATATAAACGATACATTTTATGACTTAGGCTTAGGCAGAGTAACTAAAAACTTTTATGATAGAACTACTGGTTCAAGTACTGATTTAGATGAACCAAGACCTACATTAAGAATATATGATGACAACCAAACAAATGGAAAATTTAAAAGATTTGAATCTCCTGAATTACCTGGCGAACCTGTTCTTATATATTTACCAAGAATAGGTAATAATAGTGAAGTTGGTTATGGCTTATTAGAATTCTTTACAAAATGTATTTATGGTCAATTAGATAATATGGACGGTGAGTTTACTGTAGATGAGCTTAAAGCTAATAATAGACTAGGTGATTATTTATCATTTGTATCAATGGAACCGGTAGGTAGTACTGGTGCTGACTTTACTTTTTATTGGAAAAAAATTATTAAACATGGATATGGTACTGACTATGATGGCTATAGACATGCTTATAATCAACCTGAATTAGGCATTATTGCAGATCAAAATGAAGCCCATTCTACTTGGAATGCAACTGTAGAAATACAGGAGCAACAGCTTACTGGAGGAAAGTTTAGAATCAATAGTATATCTGAGGTTGCGCTTGAAGGTGGTGTACAAGGTTACTATGTAACAGCTCAAGAATATAAAGCTGAAGATTACACAGTTGGCACTTTAACATCAAGACCAGAAGCTCCAGCTATAACAGGTACTCATACGTATTCTGCTGTAGGTGTTGTATCTAATTTAACTTTAGTTTCAACAGATCCTAATGCTTCAGCTCCTTATGTTGAGATATCTTTAGACATGCCAGCAACTGGAAACACTGAAAATATTGAAGTTTATTTTGCAGGTAGTTCAACTACTGCCGAAAATGATAGAATATTAACAGCAGCCTTTACTGCTAATACAGGTAGTTATGCTGCAGGTTCAACTCATACTTTTAATGTAGAAGGTATACCAACAACAACTGATCTATACATTTGGGTTAGGGCAAGTAACTCTTCTACAAGAGGTTTATTTTCAAGTTCGTTAAGTGTTGGCGCTTGGGATCCAGTTAATGCAAGTACTAATGTTGGAAATGATTCAGTAGGACCTGATTCAATTCAAGATGGTGCTGTTGATTCAGATGCTTTAGCTAATACATTAGATTTTACATCTAAAACTATTACATTACCTGCTGATGCTGTTAAAGCTCATACAGGTACTTGGGATAGCACAATTAAAACTGCTGACTTTACTATAATTAATCAAGCTTATTGGCTAGGTTATTTTATAGACACAACAAGTAATACAGTAACTATAACATTGCCTGCTGCTCCAGATGATGGAGATATAATTAAATTAATTGATGTTGGGGCTAATGCTGCAACTAATAACATTATAATAAATGGTAATAGTAATAACATACAAGGTTCTAGTAGTAATTATAATATAAGTACTAATAGATCTGGAACAGAGTTTATATTTTTAACTGGCAACGGTTGGGTATTAACTAATAATTAACAACAATGATATATAGCTATAGTTATATATTAAACTCATAACCTATTGGAGAAAAAATGAGAATATCAAATATAAGACACTTCTTAGGCGGTGCTGATCAAGTTATCGCTAGAG